TCAGTCATTGGATATAGTACACCATTCTCATACAGAGAAACACGAACCCAATTAACATAGTCTGAAGGCAACACGAATCGTAATGCATCATTCACTGTAAGTTGAAGGGTTTTAATCTCCTTAAACGCATCGTAGTTAAGCTCCTGCACTGCACGCTTAGCGTGAAATAGAATCTTAAATCGGTCCTCGTTATTCACTAGAGAGTGGTTTCCTTGATACATCAACATAAAGTTGTTGACTATATCCTTTAGACTAACGTATTGGTATGAACCCCAATTAGCATCCTCAGGGTTTGCTCCTGAATTTTCGTAGTACTGATACTGAGATATATATGCCATTATTGTTGTAAGTTATTTTGTTGTTCTTCTCCCTGTGCGTACTGCACCACCATCGCTTCACGTATCTCAACACCTGCGTACTGACATATCTTTACAACCAAATCATTTAGGTTGTCAAGCGGTAGCTCAAAGTCTTGATAATCAACTGCGGATTGATTAAACACAGGGCCTTGAGCCTCTAAAACTGCTCGATAAGTCCATTTAGGTGTTAAAGGGTATCTAACGTACTGAGCTGATATATCGTCAGCACCATTAAATGTATTAGGGTATACTGTCATTACAGAACCTTCAGTCGTGTATGCAGGAAAATCAACGCTAGGTGCTGTAAGTAATGAAGCGTTAAGCATTGTAATCTTTGACTGACTAATCCTTTCAGCCTCTCCTTTAAACGCACCACCACTTGAGCAAAGCACCTTGTTGATTAGGTAATAATCTGAAGGCATTGTATATGTGTTAGTCGCAACTTGAACTAACGGAGCTGTTTTTGAAAATAAATCAATAGTCTCTTGTATTCCTTTAGATAAGTTAGCATACTCAGTTCCTGACCTACGTGCATTCTCTAAGTTGAGTTGTGTGTTGTATTGGTAAAAGCAATCCTCAAATATCTCTAACTGTGCTTGTTTTGCATACAGGTTGAAGTCTGATGGGGAAAGGTATCCGTAGTTATTCTTATTAAGTATAGCAAGGACTGTATTTCTTACTGTATCTATCATCTTAAAATCTTTTCACAAATATACGCAAAAAAAAAGAGCCCTATAAAAGAGCTCTTTAGTAGTTTGCTTGCTTGCTGTATTAGCTTGCTACTATATCAGTTATAAGCACCGGAGGAGTTATCTCTAAGACCTCAGCAGTATTATTACTATTCGCTAAACGAACGATACTATCTTGGAAAAAGTTTCTCATCTGTACTCTTGAAGATGCGGATGCACCTGCGTAAGTTATAGTAAGCTCATCAGCTCCATCAGTAAGTCCGTTGTTTATTACAACAGTATTGTCTGTTGGTGCACTTACCATGGACACGTTATCAACCCCAATTAGCTTTGGTTGATTCACAACCTCTTGCAAAGATATGCTATTAAACGTAAACGATGAACCTATATCAGCAGAAGAATTAACATCAATACCAAAAAGTATAGCATTATTAGTACTTTGCCTTGTGTATCTAAATTCATTCTCACCTACCTTTAATTTAATACGGTCGTAGCTATACCCATTATACCAAAGAAAATCAGAAATACCTACTATTGATTCAACATCAATCTTAAGAAGATACTCTTGACTCGTGGTTGTTGTATTACCTGACACTTCAATAAGGTTTGGACTTTCAGTTGCCGCAACAAACCTAACAGTCTTAGCTTGTAAATCAAATACAGAGTTTTGGCCTCCTAAATTATCTACACCAAACCTTTCGTACCCATAAGCAAACTGATTGGTTGATTGTAATGATATGCCTGTGTAGTTTGTTTGTGCAGCAGAAAATGTATCTCCTGCATAAAACTGAATGATTGTCGGACTATTTGTTGCAGTAAAAACTAACTCACCCGAGCCACTTGTAACATCAACTGATTCACCCTGTACCCGAACAGAACCAATAGCTAAATCACCTGTAACGCTGTCAACCTTAAATCTATACTCACCACCTACAACTGTAGGAACTTGAAGATAAGCAAATTCATTTGGCCCACTAGCTATACACTCTAGGACATTTGACTCAATATCTGAAGAGGTAAGGCTTGAAAATGTCCATTGTGAAGACACAAAAGTTACATCAGTACCGTTAGCTATACCTGCAAAACGCCCATTATCTACAAGCTCAACAGCTCCTGATTCTTTAAGTGATACACTACTAATCTTACAATTAGGTGAGTCAGAACGTAAAGCTAATGCTGATGTACCAACCTTTTCTATAGACACAGTATATGTCCCTGCCGAATTAAAAGATTGATAAGTATACGCTGTACCTGAATCATAAACATTACAAACACCGCTATCAATAGAGTCTATTGTAAACTTAATTAGATAAGTTTTTCCATCAGTATAAGTTGCGTTTAATCCTAAGTTACCTACACTACCTTCGTGAATAGCAATATTATTATCAATACTCCAACCTGTCCCTAAAGTAAAACCTGTACTGCTTTCAAAATTTGGATTCTGAACTATTTCAGGACCGTACTCCTCAAAAGAACCATTACTCAGGACCTCAGGCCCCAAGTATGATTTATTTAGTTTTAAAAAATTTGCCATCTTATGAAAGTGTTATAGCTGTTGTTGTCAACACCTGATTATATTTATGGTCTCTAAACTCATTTAAAGGAATGTCTAACCTACTAGCTGTTGCTGACTGAGCATTTAATCTCTGAATAAACCTCTCAATCACGTCAGCCACAAAGTATGTGTTGACCGCATCGTTAAGTTGTGTTAGAGTTACCTTATCAGCTTCAATACCTGCAGCAAACCAAAATGATGATTGGTTAGGTGCACTCGTAGCTTCGTCATACTCAGAGATAATATAGTTATCTATCCGAAGAATCTGATTCCCTCTTGTATCACCGTTAGGTGCGAATATAGAAAACGCATCTCCTGCGTCTGAAAGAACATCGTTAGATAATAACAACGTGTTATTGTCAAGCACTTGCAAAACAACAGCCTCGTTATCATCGGTAGAGTTAAACACTACATCACCAACCTTAGATTCCTTTAATAAGTCACCTCCAACTACCTGCAGGTAGTTGTACTGAACTTCCTGTAATAAAACATTAGACACCTTAACATCATCTGCGGAGAAAAACCTTATAAAAGGATTTGTTTCTTCAGCCACAAATGTTAGTGTGTATGTTTTTTTAGCGTCAGGAGTTAAAGCAGGAGAACCGCTAAGTTGAACCCAAGAACCACTGTTATTATTTTTTCTAATCTGAAAAGATGAATTATTTATAGTTGTGTCTCCTGTAAAATCCATAGTAGCTGTGGCTTGATAGGTTTTACCCACAACTAAATTTAACTCTTGCTTAATATCACCTCCTGCACCTGAATGTATTGCTTGACCTTGTAATGTACTCCAACCGACATTAGTACCTTCCCACGCATACAAAGAACTAAACGTGCCATCAACAACTTGATTGTCACCTAAAACATACGATACTTCTTTTACAGATACGATAGATACTGAACCTATAAAATTTTCGTCAGCCTGTATATTTAAACCTGTCAAGTTATTTGCAACTACAGCTACTGTATCACTAAAGCCTGTAGATGATTTGGGAGTTCCTACTATACTAGAATCTCCTGTTAAAAATTTAACATTCCCTGCACTATAAGATTCAACCTTAAATGATATTAAAACTTTCCTCCCAAGTAATTCGCTAAAAACTCCTGATTGCGCTAAATTAGTATTTCCTGTTTGAGTTCCATCGCAAGACCAAATTCCTGATACGGGAGCTGCAGCCCAACCTCCTGCTGTAACATTCCAATTAGCAGCACCACCCAAGAAATCTCCATTTTCAACGTACTCCGGTGACTCGTAGGTTGGAGTGACTGTCGTACCGCTTGCCACCTGAAGTGGTATTCCTAAATACTTTGCCATAGGTTTAAGTATAAACTATTGATGAAACCGCTCTAGGTGGAACCTGTAATGGAGCAACCTCTTTCCAATTTGAACTAAACAAGTCTTGAATAACTCCAAGAATCCAAACCTTCATATCGTGACCTCCTACATTAGCATCGTGAGTTATTGTTATGGTGTCAAAATTACCGTTATTAGTTTCTTGATAAATCTTTAATGTTAATTCAGTGGTGCTTGTTGTTTCCACAGCCATAATTTTTTCAACATTTGAAATTATTACGTCACTTGTTCCGTCATTTAGATATATATACTTTCTCATAGTTATGATAATACAATGTTAGAAATTGAGTAAGGAGCATCAGAAGCTGATACGTTATACATTGGTTCTGACCAAGGTCGTTGATTAGCTGCAATAAATTGCTTAGTAAACCAATCAATCATGGCGGTATCTGAAGAGCTACCCATTGGGTCGTGTGTAATACTTATAATGTTTATTTCTGTATTTGTAGTACCATATCTTATCTGAGTTACAGTGGCGCTACTTGTTTGCATTCTCAACATCTCTGCAGTAGGTATTATAAGTACCTCGTGCGTTGGAATGTCATTTACTTTGATAAATTTTACCATTGTTTTTTTGTTTTAACTATATAAATGATTAATAATGTCACAAAGATAGCAAAAAAAAAGGAAGCATTTCTGCCTCCCTTTCACTACTTAGTCTCTGCGACTTTTTCTAGAAATTCTAGAACGTCTAGACCATCATCACTTTGTAAGTAAGATGAGACCACATATAACGGGTCCTCTCCAAACGGAATAACAAGCATCCGTTTTTTATTAGTAGGAGTGTTAAAGAACACTTCCTTCTTATTCTTTCTAAAAGCTAACACGCCTTTATCAAAGAATGATTGTATCATTGAGTCAATATGTAAAGATGAATCTCCTACAACCTGCAAGAATGCCGCAGGGTTCTGCTTAGCAAATAATAAAATATCTCTACGAAGCTCAGATGATGTAATTGTACTAGGGTCAGTACCAAACGCTACACGAGTAACCGCTTCTATTTGGTCTATGTTTAACTCACGAGCTGCAATCAACGCATCAGCCTCTAAGTTTAAATCCTCTAGTACTTCAGAAGCCTCTTTGTTTTTATCAACTAAAGAATACTTAACATCCTTTGCAGGGTGTAAATCTAAAAACTTCTGTAATGCTTGGTTTGATTTTGGAACCGTTAAAAACCCATCCTCAAATACAATTGGCTCTAGTATTGCGTTGCCATCTTGCTCGTCCTCGAATGGACTCTGTTGGTTTCTTGCGTATCGAAGTGCTCTTTGCTCTCCCTTCTCTTCGTCAAACCATAGTAATGGGAATCTTCTTGAATTTCTTGAAGCAAGCATAAACGATAAAGGTGCGTCTTGACCCAATAGTTTGTACTGCTTATCTACGTACTCTACTGTTTTTTTCATTTGAATTTAATTTGAATTTTAAAAAAAAGTAAAAGGAGTCTGTTCGAACAGACTCCCTTTATAATCTACTACTCTTGGAATAAGAAGAAGTTGTTTGCACCTAAAGTACATACAGCTCTCTCAGACAAGAAGTTAACCTCCATTGCATCCAAGTCAGAAGTAGCTGCACCACCTGCTGAACCTGTAATCCAAGTCTTGTAACGTCTGTCTTCAGTTTGTGAAGCTCTGTAACGTACGTGTAAGAAAGGACGCTTAGCGTTCTTACCTAAGATTTGGTCATACACTGAAGTTGAACCTGCAGGTACTAATAACCCGTTGATTCGACCTGAACCTGCACCTGTTGGTAAACCACCACGCATAGTTGGGTCATTCAAGTATTTCCAATCAGACTTGTAGAAGTCATAACCTCTTCGGAATCCTGTGAATCCTAAGTTTAACGCCATCTCTTGGTCATTATCAAACAAACCATATGAAGTACCACCTGCTCCGTAAGAGTTTTGTGCTGCTAACATATCATCAATATCAAATCCAAACTGACGGTCAACGAAGATTACATTCTCTTCAATCGCACCTTGCTTGTCAAGACGTTGAATGATTGAATCAAAGTCACCTAATACGTTAGGGTTACCACCTGACCATACGTTACCACGTTGGTTTACAGAGTAGAATACACCTTCAGAACCACCTTGGCTATCTGTACCTGCTGCGTTACCAAACTCTTTTGCTGCACCTGAAGCTGCTACCGCAGGAACTGCTTCCAACATAGCTGTTTCTAAGTAGTCATCAAAACGTAAACGAGTTTCGTGCTCTGACTTCAA